GGTCGTTCTATCCTTCGTAATGCTTATACGTCTTACGAATACTTGAATAACCTACAGGCTATCGAAGCTATCGCAGTGGAACGTGAACTTGCTGGTATCCCAGTTGCTCGTATCCCCTCTGAATACCTTTCTGCTGGTGCTTCTACTGCACAAGCTGGTTTTGTGGGTAATCTGCAAACAATCCTTCGTGATGTTAAGTTCAATGAGCAGGGTTATATTATCCTTCCTAGTGACACTTACCCCGATAAGGATGGTGCGCCCACCAACATTCGTCTAGTTGATGTAGAACTTATGTCTTCTAACGGAAGTCGTAACATTGACATTAACCCAATCATTAGCCGCTACCAACATGACATTGCCCGTTCAGTACTGTCTGAGTTTTTGTTGTTGGGGACTTCTGGTGGTTCTTATGCTTTGTCTAAGACTAAGACAGACTTGTTCCTACGCGCCCTTGAGAGTTACATTCAAGCAGTAGTAGATGTTCTCAACAAACAGTTGGTAGAAAGTTTGTGGCAACTCAATGGTCTAGATTATGACCTTATGCCAACTATCGTAGCTGGTGATGTTGCTCCCCATGATCTACGTGAACTGTCTTCCTTCCTGCGTAATCTTAATGGTGCAGGTATTGATGTTAGTAACCACCCAGAAGTTATCTCTGACCTTATGTCGATTGCTGAATTAGAGTATAACCCTGACCTGAAAAGTAATCCTAATGACAACGTGGTCTAGACACCTTTATGAACATGACCCTCTAGCCATCGCTAAGGGTGAAGTTAATAACTACTCAGTCCTAAACGTATTTGGTTATCAATCTGCTGTTGGAACCTCTGACATCTGCGTGTGGGAAAATGCTGTTCCTTATGTGTTTCCCACTACAGCAGTGACTATGACTGTAGTTAGCACAAGTGCTTCTGATGATACAGGTCTAGGTAAAGTTCTTATAACAGGTCTAGATGGAAACTACGATCTGCTTGTAGAATCTGTTGACCTTGATGGAACTAACCCTGTTACTACAGTAAACCAATTCCTGCGTATCAACAATGTTAGGGTCTCTGTTGCAGGGTTAAACCAAATTACTAACGTAGGTACTATCACTGTAAGCCACAATGGAACTACCTACGCTAAGATTTTACCATCTGTAGGTCAAACTCAGATGTCGCAGTACACAGTTCCCAATGGGTATAGTTTCTACCTAACTCGTGTCAATAGTTATGCGCAACAAGATGGTGGTTCTGGTAACTACAATACTTATAGTGTTGTCGCCTCTAATTCTGTTAGTTACACTGTCCTACAGTCCCCTTACTTTCAAATCTATGAAGCTATGCGGGTTGGGCCTTTTAAGTATGCAGAGAAAACTAGCATTCAATGGCGCTCTCGTACTCACACAAATACCTCTGCTGTTGGTATGGTTATTGAGGGCTACCTAGTTAAAAACACAATTCAGGGCGAACCATAATGCCATACGCAAATACTGCAAGTCTCCCCAAAGCGGTGAGAGACAAGATCAAAGACCCAAAGAAACTACGTCAGTGGATGCACGTATTCAACAGCATGATTGAGGAAGGTCGTTCTGAAAGTGCAGCTATGGCGGGTGCATGGGCAACTGTGAAAAAACCCACTATCAATAAAGCACAATACGCTAACGACATCTTTACCACAGAGATGGAAGCTGTAGCCCGTAGCTATGATATGGGCCTAGGTGGATATACTCACGTTTCTGAATATAATGGACAGGCCGTTTTTATGCCCGCTGAGAGCCATGAGGCTTATTTGGCATACTATGGTGCTGAAGATGAGGAAGACGATCCAGAGACCCCTTCCAGCGAGCGTATGGAGATGCTCAGGATGGTCATTGAGGAAATCCTGAAGGAAGACGTACAGAAGGCTGAGTATCAGGGTAAGACTGTAAGTCTGAACAAGCCTCGTCGCATTCAAGGTGGCAACAAAAAGTTTGAAGTGTTCGTGCAAGATGGTGACAAGGTTAAAAGAGTAACTTTCGGTGATCCTAATATGCAAATCCGCAGGGATAACCCAAAGGCTCGTGCAAACTTCCGTGCTAGACACTCTTGCGATACAGCAACAGACAAGACTTCAGCTAAGTACTGGTCTTGCCGTATGTGGGAAGCGGATACCTCGGTGAGTGAGATGACAAAATCTAGTATTGAGGGTAAAATCCTTAAGGTTGATGATGAACAGCGTATGGTTTTCGGTTGGGCCTCTGTAATTACCGAAGATGGGGAACCTGTTATTGACCGCCAAGGCGATATGATCGAAGCTGACACTTTGGTCAAGGCCGTAAATGAATTTATGGAGCATGTGCGAGTTGGTAAGGCTATGCACAGTGGTGAGCAGGTTGGCGTTGTAGTCCACTCTCTCCCTATCACTAAAGAGATTGGTGAGGCTCTAGGTATCCACTCTAACCGCGAAGGATGGGTTGTTGCTTACAAAGTATTCGATGATTCCGTCTGGGAGCGTGTGAAAAGCGGTGAACTCGCAGCGTTTTCCATTGGTGGACGCGCTCAAAAACAGGAGATTTAACTTGCCTAACCTCCTTAAAAACTTGCAGCTTGAGGAACTTTCCTTGGTGGATAGACCTGCCAACGCACAGGCAATGGTAAGTCTCTTTAAGCGCGACAACTCAGAGGGATTTGAGAAAATGGATGAAGATATGGAAGCCAAAGTTAAGGCTTACATGGAAGAAAAGGCTTGCGGTCGTGATGAAGCTATGAAGGCTCTCGGTTATGACATGGCAAAACCTAAAACAAAAGCAAAGCCCGATCCGATGGAAGCTATGAAAGCTGATGTTGCACGTCTGACCGCTGAGGTTGATCGTTTGCAAAAGGGTCTGGATGAGGCTGGTTACGTTGTTTCTGCTGACGTAATTGAAAAGAAGGCTCCTGTAGAGATGATTGAAGTTGGTGGTGTTTCCATTGCCAAGTCTGAAATCCCTGCGCCTGTTCTAAAAGCTCTAGAAGAAGCAGAAGTTGCTAAGAAGCAACACGAAATTGAAAAAGCTGACATTGAGTTGACTAAGAGAGCCACTAAAGACCTCCCCAACTTTGATGTTGATGTTGCTAAATCTCTCTTGAAGTCTTTTGCAGATGACAAGACTGTGATGGAAGCTCTGAAGGCTGCTGATGCTGCTTTCGCTGCTGCTATGGATGAAGTTGGTAAGGCTGATGTAAATGGTCAGTTTGCCAATGCCACCGAAGAAATGGATGCCCTTGTTAAATCCTATATGGACGAGAATGGCATGAAAAAGAGTGACTACGCCAAAGCATATGCGGCTGTAGCTAAAACGGATGCAGGTAAGAGCCTCATCACTAAATCCTACAAAGGGGAATAATTATGGCTGTTATGCAATCGCGCGATAACCGCACTTATATTGCTGGCGCTGACTTGTCGGCTGCTCAGTTCAAGTTTGTTAAAATTTCTGGTGCTAACGTAGTTGTTGCTAGCTCTGCTGGTGAACAGTGCATTGGTGTCTGCATCGCTGGTGCTGTATCTGGCGCTGCTGTGACTGTTACTCGTGGTGGTTCGGTTATGGTCACTGCTGGTGCTACGATTTCTGCTGGTGCAGCCGTTTCGACGGATGCTTCTGGTCTTGCTAAAGCCGCTGCTACTGGCAACATCATCATGGGTTACGCTCGTGAAGCTGGCGTTAATGGTCAAGTCATTGAGATCGAGTTGATCTCTGGCGGTAATGCTTCGGCCTAATCTAGACATTAAAGGATAATTACTATGCCATTTTTGACCCCCTCGGCTGTCCATATTGACCAGCCACTAACTAACATGACTCTGGCTTATATGCAAGAGCAAACCAACTTTATCGCTGACAAAGTGTTCCCTACTGTGGGCGTACAAAAGCAGTCGGATAAGTACTACATCTACGACCGCGCAAACGGCAATCGTGCTGGTGACGTTAAGTTGCTGGCCCCTCGTACTGAAGTTGAGCGTATTGGCTTGGCTATCTCGAATAGCTCGTACTTTGCAGACGTTTATGGTCTGGGTATGGACTTTGATGAGCAGACTTTGGCTAACGAAGATGCAGCTTTGGAACTCCGTTCGGCTGGTGCTACCACTCTGGTAAACCGCCTGTTGATCCACCGCGAGGAGCAGTTTGCTTCGACGTTCTTTGCAGCTTCGATCTGGGGCACAGAGTACACTGGTGTTTCGGGCACTCCTTCGACGGGTGAAGTCAAGCAGTGGTCGGATTACACCAACGCAACTCCAATTCGTGACGTTACGACCGCTCGTCGTACCATGCAGTTGAAGTCGGGTGGCTTTAAGCCTAACACGATGGTTGTGGGTAAAGAGACCCGTGACATTCTGGTTAATCACCCTGACATCTTGGCTCGTTTGAATGGTGGTGCGACTGGATTGAACCCGGCT